TCCGGAAAGTTTCTTTGATAAGGTAGCAAACTCCGGAAGTGACGGATATGATATGCTTCACGATGCCATGATGGGCAAATATGGCCGTGCTGTAGAAAAAGAAGCACAAGACATGTACAACGATGTTTCGGTAGACAACGGATTACATCCAGACGACGACTTTGAAGATATCTATGATCGTATGATGGATCAAATTGAAACCGACTATGGTAAAACAGAAGGTTTAGATGACTTCGAATCATGGGCAGACTCTGTTGTAGACGAAGCCTTAGACAAACAACGTATTGCTTTACTAAACAAATTAGTAAGCAAAGATTTTCCAGTAGGTCCTGATGCGACTAACGCACTCGAAAGCCTTAAAGGCATTATCGAAGACGAAGGACTTATGAGTGAACTAAAAGAACTAGCAGATAATGATCCAACAGCATCTGCTAAACCTGTAATATACAAACACCTAAAAAGCACACAACCTGAAGTATTAGATCAAGTTGACTTTGGTGATATGCAGGAAGATGATACTACAGATGTAACTATTGATAAAGACGGTGCTATGAAACTAGCAGGCCAAGATGAAGAGCCCAAAGACGAAAAAGCAAGCACTGAAGACATCATTGAGTTTGTTCGCTCATTCTATGATAAAGAAACTGGAGCGTTTCCAAAAGGTGAAACTGGCGTTGTTATTTCCGCTCGTAAACGTTTTGGTGATTCCGTAGGGGATCTAGTTGAGAAGTTTGTATCTAAACTGACAGGTAATAAGGTACAAGTGGAAGACGAAGAGGATGTAGAAGAAGGTAGTATCAAATACATGCACAGCCTAAAAGCAAAAGGTCACAGCGATGAAGAAATAGCAAAAGAGTTAAACATGTCCGCTGACGAAGTTAAAAAGGCTATGAGCAAAACTGATGAAGGCTGGAAAGACGATTGGAAACATACTAAAGGGTTAGCCAAAGCAATTATGAAAAACCCTTTTGATTCTAAAGCAGGAAGTGATTACAACGAAAAGCACGGCCGTGATGCTATGGGCAATGAAAAATTTTCCGATAAAGAAATCAAAATGGCTTTTGGTGTTCTAAATGACAAAAGATATCATCAGGGTAACTACAGTGGTGCAGTTGATACAATCGAAAAGATTGCTAAAGGTTTATCCAAACATCCTAGTGTAGCAAACGCTTTGAAACGAGCAAACGAAGATTTAGAATACATTACAGACAAATTGGCAAAATTACTTAAATAATTTCACAAATTTTAGTTGACCTTTTAAGGAAAACTAAATATAATGTAGATATGTTGTTAGAAAAACGTATCTACAACAGGCACATAAAGGCAAAATATAGGAGGCTTAAATTATGGCAACATTAGCAGAAATTCGTGCAAAATTACGCGAACAAGAAAACAAAACGGGTGGTAACACTCAATCAAGCGGCGGCGACAACGCAATTTACCCACATTGGAATATGGCAGAAGGTAGCGAAGCAGTACTTCGTTTCTTACCTGATGCAGATCCAAATGCAACTTTCTTTTGGAAAGAGCGTTTAATGATCAAACTTCCTTTTGCGGGAATTAAAGGTCAAACTGATTCACGTCCTGTGACAGTTAACGTTCCATGTATGGAAATGTATGGAGAAACTTGCCCAGTACTTTCAGAAGTGCGTGGTTGGTTTAAAGATCCTGCATTGGAAGATCAAGGTCGTAAGTATTGGAAAAAACGTTCTTACATTTTCCAAGGCTTTGTGGCAGAGAATCCAATCAATGAAGATTCAACTCCAGAAAATCCAATTAGACGTTTTATTATTGGTCCACAAATTTTCCAAATCATTAAAGGTGCTTTGATGGATCCAGAGATGGAAGAACTACCTACAGATTATGTACGTGGTGTTGACTTCCGTGTTAAGAAAACATCTAAAGGTGGATATGCTGATTATTCGACTTCACAGTGGTCACGTAGAGAACGTGCTTTAACTGAAGAAGAAAAAGCGGCAATCGATACACATGGATTGTATAACCTTAATGACTTTTTACCTAAAAAGCCAACTGACGTTGAAGTTAAAGTTATTCAAGAAATGTTCGAAGCATCTGTTGATGGTGAAGCATATGATCCAGAGCGTTGGGGGCAGTACTTTCGTGCTCCTGGCATGAGTGCTCCAACTGGTGATCCAAACGCAAGTAAGGCACCAGCGGCGGCGACTCCGGCTCCTACTCCGGCACCTGAACCAGTAGCAGAAACTGTAGCAGAACCTGCTCCAGCGGCAACTACTGCAAGTGCAACAGAAGACAAACCAAGTAGCGAACGTGCTAATGATATTTTAGCAATGATTCGTTCACGTCAATCTTAATAAGGAGTAATCATGGCGAAACCATTCGACGTTAGTAAATTTCGTAAGAATCTTACCAAGAGCATTACAGGTCTTGGTGTAGGTTTTAACGATCCAACTGACTGGGTTTCGACCGGCAATTACGCACTTAACTATCTTATCTCTGGGGATTTCCACAAAGGGATCCCCTTAGGTAAGGTTACAGTGTTTGCTGGTGAATCCGGTGCAGGTAAATCTTATTTTGCAAGTGGTAACATTGTAAAGGCCGCACAAGATCAAGGTATCTTTGTAGTTCTAGTTGACTCAGAGAACGCACTTGATGAAAAGTGGCTTAAAGCATTAGGTGTTGACACAGCAGAAGATAAACTTCTACGTTTGTCGATGAGTATGATCGACGATGTAGCAAAAACTATTAGTGAGTTTATGAAAGACTACAGATCAGATTATGATGCTGTAGATGCAAATGATAGACCAAAAGTATTGTTTGTTATTGACTCATTAGGTATGTTGTTAACTCCAACAGATGTTGATCAGTTTGGTAAGGGTGATTTGAAAGGTGACATGGGTCGTAAGCCTAAGGCACTAACAGCACTTGTACGTAACTGTGTTAATATGTTTGGTAGTTACAATGTAGGTATGGTATGTACTAACCACACATACGCTTCACAAGATATGTTTGATCCTGATGATAAAATCTCAGGTGGACAAGGATTTGTGTATGCTTCATCTATTGTTGTAGCAATGAAAAAACTAAAACTAAAAGAAGATGAAGATGGTAAAAAGGTAACAGATGTGCGTGGTATCAGAGCCGCTTGTAAGGTAATGAAAACACGTTACGCAAAACCTTTTGAAGGCGTACAGGTTAAGATTCCATACGAAACAGGTATGGATCCTTACAGTGGATTAGTAGACTTGTTTGAAAAACAAGGTATTCTAACACAACAAGGTAATAGACTTAAATTCGTTAACAGTCGTAATGAAGAAATCCTAAACTATCGTAAAGACTGGACAGGAGATCAACTTGAAATCATTATGGAGGACTTTTCCAAGATTAGGCATAAGTACGAAGATGCTGTAGAACCGACAGACGAAGCGGAAGAAACAGCAAGTACAACTAATGAGGAAAAAATAAGTGACGGAGATGAGTGAAGACCAACTAATTGACCTTTGGGATATCTTTAGTGAGTATGTCCCAAAGGCTAACAAAGAACAATTAGCAATGCAATTTGTTAAGTGGTGTCAAGACAACGGTGTTGATGAAGATATCCTGTATGCTGTAGGCGCCGAAGATCCCTATTTAGGTGAAGCGGTTGAAGATCTACAAGGCAAAAAAGGTGACGAAATCGATGACGATGAAGAAGATGAATATTCCAGTGATTACGAAGAGTGGGATTAAATGATTAATTGGTATTCTAGGGTTACCCAAGACATAGGCAATATTCCGGATGCAATTCTTTGGTATGAGAATGAATTAGGAGAAGCACGTAAGGAAACAAGACTGTTTGGCAACTTAGAAAAGCAAGCCGCAAACTTGCCTGGTATAGTTGAAGAACGTTTTGGGCAACTACAAGAAATTGAGGCAATCCTAGAATACCTTAACATTGAATTACGAAGAACCCGCAGTAAGTTCTTTAAACAATATCTAGAAAACTATCAACGAGCATTATCCAGCCGTGACGTAGAAAAATACGTAGACGGTGAAGCAGACGTTGTTGACTTTGAAAAAATTATCAACGA